TGTCATTTTAAATTTTAATTAAATAGGCATAACAATGCTTTCAGATTGTTGCTGCTGCATTTTATCAAAATAATCGTTAAACATTTCAGCCATCTTGTAAGATTGCTGAATAATGTAGGTAACATCTTCCTGGTCATCTGCATCAATGCCAGTTAATAAATGTTTAAATATTTCCAATGCCGTTGCCTCTTGTTTGCTAAAACCGGAAAATACAACTATTTGACCAAATTTATCTTGCATGGGGTGTACGGGACTAGCTGGTAGGTCTTTATTTTTATTCATAATTAAATTTTAAAATGGTAGATCTAAATTGTTTACATTTTCTGTTTGTGGCTGCTTAGGTGCATATTTTACTGATCCTATTGGTATGCCTTTCTTTCCTTCCTGGCGTTCCTCTTTTGTTACATTTTGAACGATCATTCCATCATTTCCGTATTTATCCGGTGCATCAAATAAAATGATTGTGGCATCCAGGTAAACGTTTCCCTTTTCTGAAACAAACAAACGTTGTTTTTCAATTTTCATAACGTTTAAATTAACGTTGATAATTACGCTCATAACTTTAAATTTTAATTTTCTAAAATGATAAATTTATATACTCCCAATTCAACAAAATAAACTTCAATATATTTTAATATTTTCAAATGTTCGATTGACGTATTATCTAAATTGATTATTGGCGAATGATTAGGAGCCATCAATCTATGATATTTTCTAAATAGGGTTTTAAATATCCGTCATTATGCTTTTTTAATTTATTTAACACTGACAATAATTTGGGGCTCATTTGTGGATCTTTTTTCATAACCTATTTTTATACTCTTGAATCTCATTTTCATAAAATAAAACGCTTTCTAATATAAGCATCCTAATTTCATTCGCTAAATTGAAGGGGAACGTTTCCTGCCCCATACTTAATATAGCTTCGCCGTCATGATACCAAATATTTACGCTGCTTATAGGCTTATTATATAGTTTATATAACTGCTCAATTTTTTGCTGCCTTACCTGGATTTCCGTCAAGATTTGCTCATCTGTCATTTTGTTTATTTTTATTGTTTTCAATTTTTTCAATAATTTCCTTTGGCAATGTTCCATACTTTTGTATTAAAATATGCCTAAATTGTATCGAACCACCTGGCCTAGTACGTCTTTGCAAAATGCACCACTCGTAATTATTATAAGTAATTCCTAGCGAATGCCATTCAGACCATTTTTGTAAACGTATGAAATTTAAGGCCATGGTAAGTCCGCCTAATATAAAGCCAATAGTAAATTCGATAAATTCCATCTTATTTGTGTTTTTTAATTTGTTCAATTACCCATTTTGCACCAACATTGAAATAAAATCTTTCAGACCACATATTTTTTTCATCAATTGGAATATTTTCATCTCTTCCTTTACCTATCTCCTCATCACTTGGTAGTTCGATTGGGGTTAGTGCATTTATAAACAATTCTGTATAATCATTTATCCTCCATCTGTTTCCATTGAATCGGAAACCTGCTTTTAATGCTTCTCTTACTTGTTCTTCTGTGTATAGTTTCATGATCTTAATTTTTATATTTATGTTCAAAGTCCCTTCTAACTTCCTTAATGGTTACATACCGGCCAAAATTTTGAGCTATGATCCATAAATATTTCTCCGATATAAAGGGGATAAATACCTTCTCATCCTTAACGATATACTCCAGGCCGTGAAGCTTCAAATATTGAACTAGATCCTGATCATATAAAAATGATATTTCTTTAGTTTGATCTTGCATGATTGATTTTTTTTAACAAGGTTAATAAAATAGCAATAGAGTAAATAAATAAAAATGCCGGAATGCATACTATAAAAAAATATAGTACGGCTATGATCCATATTAACATACTTCTCATAGCATAAAATTGTCCGCTAAACAAAAAAGAATAATTAAGGCAAGGGTAATAATTACCGCCAGTAGATTTTTTGCCAGGCTTTTAATTGTTTTTACCTGGTCTTGCGTAAGATTAAACATACATTTTGGATTAGAGAATTATTAAATATCATTTGTCGTGTTAAAACTATATAAATATTTTGGAATATTCCAAATATTTATAAAAATATTTTTTGGGCATAAAAAAACCGGGTGGAAACCCGGTTCGGAATACTTGCACTCTTTAGACTCCTCGATTATGAAAGAAATAGATCACGTTCCAATTTACGGCGATTGGTCAAACCGGCAGAAACCTTGCCGGCTATCCTATTCCAACGCAAAAACTGATCGGCCACCTGGTTAACTGGTGCCCGTTGGTTTAATAGTTTTAATAGTGTACTTCCCTGGAATGCTCCCAAGCCGATATTGTAGGCCAAACTGGTTAAGGCTGCTAATTGATTGGCGTTTACCGGCACTTTAATAAGTTTCTTTATAGCATCCATACGGGTTTTAACATCCTGCCTTAGCCAGGCTAGCGCCATTTCCTGACTGATGGCCATCCCTTCAGTAACTTTGGCCCCAGTAAAAGGATCTTTTGTGGATCCGTATCCAATAGTCCATACGCCGCCCTCATCCTTATAACTTTTAAGGCGTAAACCCTCAAACTTTGCTATAATACTTTCAGCCTTCACTTTTTTTGATATTAAGAATAGTAAAAGAATGGCCCCAATAACAATATACTTCCTAGTATTTTGCTGCATCTTCTTTAGTATCGTGATCCTTTGCAAACAAACCTACGGCTAGCGTTGCCGCCCCCACAATAATTTTGGAAATATCACGTTGCGCAATACCATCAATAATTTGAGGCAAACCGGCAATGGCTCCGAAAACACTGGTTTTAATGTTTGTTAGAATTCTTTTCATTGTTGATATTCTTAATTTTTTTATAGGTATAAATACTGGTTAGCGTTCCGGTTGTTAATGTAGCAACCATAAACACTAATTGACTAGCTGCGTTGATATCTAAATAGCCAAATATGGAAAGGATTATTGTTGCCAACGTACCCCGATGGCTATCATCAAACGGAATGTTCATCAGATTTTTCATCCTCCTTAGATATTTTTTCGCTTAATATATTATAGGCCTGGATTATGGCTGCTGATGTTTCTAAATTAACATAAGCGCCTTTTGATGTGGCCAAGTCTAGCGCTCCTTTAATTACTTCTAGTGCTTGTTTGGTAGTCATTTGTCAAATTTTTAAATTTAGATTAAAGTTAAACCTAATTGTTCAGCTATCCAAGAATAAGCCCAGGCGTTCGCATCCGTTTCGGTATTCCATTGTTGATAATCTTCGCCGGTTAGCGTTAAATTTCCTTGCGCTAATTGTTGACCTGGCATATCTGTATTTTCAATAAATTCAAATAATTGCCAGTAAAATACGGCCGTATCTTTTAGATTGTCGCTAATTGACGCTCCGCTTAAAAAACTTGCGGTTTTTAGTGATCCATTTACCCAAATTTGAAAAGGTTGTATTTGTTTCATTTAGTTTATTTTATTGTTTAATTCTTGAATAGCTTTTACAATAATTGGAATAATTTTAGTATAGTCAACAGACTGCAATTGACTACCATCTTTATCACCCGTTACGGCATAATCCAAAATATCTTTTAATTCATGCGCCAAAACTCCATACATATCAGACCTACTATCCTTTAAATTATATTTATATATTGGAATTTTATTTATTAACTCTAATCCATCAAAATTTGATAAATTATATTTAACTCTATAATCAGAAACAGAGGTGTATAAAACGCTGCTAGCATTTATAATTATACCTCCTGCAAAATTGCTACTGGCGTCTTCAAATCTAAAGGCATAGTTACCATTCGTGCCAATACTCAAACCTATTTGATATGAAAACGTTTCATCTGGCAAAAATAAAACTTTAGTTACGCTTGATGAATTCTGTATAGCTAACGCGCCTTGCCCACCCGAATTTGATCTTATTGTTGCTATTGAACTACCTACGCCTATTACACTTGTATTTAATAAAAAATTACCTGAACTATTTATACGCATACGTTCATTACCACCTGTTTGAATTGTAAATGGAACTCCACTTGCGCCTTGAATAGCAAATGAATTTGTGTTATTGTCAAAATACAAATATCCTTTAGCCACACCACTAACAGATGATATCAATCCTCCTCCGTATGTCAATCCATCTAGAGTTATCCATTTAGCTAAACCGCCTCCGCTTAAAGGAATTGTGCCAATACCTAAATTCTGATTAAAAACATGATTTCCAGTATCTGCATTATAAACAAGGTTAGAGGCATTATGCTGAATGTATGCAAGTCTAGTATCTGCATTATCTAACCATCTAAAAAAAGGTGTTGCACCCTTTACGGATATTGGCGATCCAGCCGTAATACTACTGCTGAATGTGGTTGCCCCATTCCCTGCAATAGTAAATAAATTGGTATTGGATGCTGCATTTTGAACACGAAAAGCCACATCATTTGCAGATGTACCGCCTCGAACCAATAAACCGAAAGATCTATCTGTTGTGGTGTTATTTTGAGAAATAGTACCCATGTAGGTATCTAAATAACTTTGACTAACATTTATAGTTCCGTTAAATGTTGCATTTCCGCCAACCTGCAATGAACTACCATTGTTTATAGGAGAATTTGTACCAATTAGCACTACCCCTGCAAAATAATTCGGATCAAATGCCCCCTCTTGATATATACCCCAGCGATTAGTTATAGTAAAAGCGCTGCGCTCGTCGCTATTATTAATTAATAAACCATAGTAATTGGTAACCCTCATGGTTCCCGATTGGCTATATGGCGCCAGCACGTTTATGCTAGACAAATGCGTAATGGTTCCAATAGTAGGGCTATTAACCTGGTTGAATGCGGTCAAAGCGCTAAACGTTCGTGTTCCGGTTCCTTGTGAAATATTAATGGTTCCGGCACCCGTTGAAAAATCAAATATATTGGTACCTAAAATGGCTGATGGTACGTTGGCATTCCCAAACGTTGCGGATCCCTGGTAGGTCATATTACTTCGCCCAACAATAGATCCAAAACTATTACCATTATTGGTAAATGTTGTACTGGCCGGTATGGTCATTATGTCCCAAGAATATAGGCCATGAAAACCATTTCCGGCCGTTGCCGTTTCTGTTCGTATTATGTTTTGATAGCCTAATAAAGTATAAGATCCGGTATTTTCTAATTTTATCCGTTCAACGTTACTGGCATTATCTTGTATTCTAAAATAATTGGATCCCGCTGAATGAATATTTCCAATTTGCCATTTATTCGTACCGGCATTTTGAAACGTTACTTGCGCATTTGTGGTGCCGGTTCCGTTTAATTGTGCAATGACATTTGTTCCGTGTACATCCAACGAAACGCCAGGCGTATTGGTGTTTATACCCAGCCTGTTGTTTGTAGCGTCCCAATATAGATTATTGGTACCGGTCAAACTGCTTGCGCTATTCCAAAAAGCTACCTGCGTCGCCGTACCAGATCCGGTAACCGTACCCGATCCAGGGCCTCCGATTAATTCCCAAGCGCTACCAGTATCCCGATAAAATTCTTTTGTATCGGTTGAAATAAATATTCTTCCTGCAATACCAAAAGGTGGCCGATTAGCGTAAAGATCGCTATTAAACATTGGCGTACCCTTTTGGTTTAATATCGAAAGTTCCGGCGTGATCATTAAATATAAAGTTTTCTTATTACGGCCAATTTGTTATTTGGATCGTTGTAGCTAGAAAATACAACGTTGTACTGCGTTGTATCCAATTCGCCAATATTACCGGCTATCCTTAATGATTGATTTGGATAAATTAAATTTCCATCGATTTCAACGTTAGTCGTGCCCTGGTTCCAAAAGGTAATGTCATTGCAGTCAGAGCTAACTTTTTGTGAATTATAATAGAATTTTGTTTCAATGTAAAACTTTTGAAACGGCCTGCCGGTTGATTTGCTAAATGAATTAAGGGCATCATATTGCTGCCTTGCGGATTGCTGCTGCTCATATTTTACTTTAATATCCGTTTCAATTTCTGCACTATGTATTTTTAAATGATTTATTTGCATGGCTGAATGTTTTTAAAATGTTTCGGGAAAATATCCTACCTTCTTTTTGGCCTGCTTCCTCTCCTTTATTTTTGTTGCAATTTTTTTGGCCACTGGTGCAATTTTTTGCAATAATGTTTTTTGCGGTGTTGGATTGTAAAACTGATCCTCACTTATTTTTTCTAATGGCTCAACAATTACTTTTCCCTTAGGCTTCTTTTTTGCGGATATCAATAAAATAACCCCACCGGCCAATAATAAATACAATAGCGCTTTATTTTTCATGAACTACTTTTTTATATATTCTTTTATGGCCACTGATGCAACCAGGGCGCCCAGGATCCAAACGCCGTATTTTTCAATATAGTAGGCAACGGCCCCTTTCTGTTTCTTTTTTTCTGCTTCCGTTTCCTGCTGCTGCTGCTCAATAGCCTGCCTTACCTCATCTGAAATTTGAAAAGCAGTAGGATCATGTTTCACGGCGTATTTTGTGCCGTATGTTGGCTGAAATAGCCAGTAAACATTACCGCCCCTGGTAATATATGAATATACCTGCCCTACTGAATCGCCGGCATTAAACACGCCAATTTTCTTAAAATTGTAGTTTAATTTATCAATCCGCTTTTTAGCGTATAGTGTTTTACCTATTATTTTATCTGCACTTATTCCAGGCATATAGTTACATTCTTAACATTTTAAGCAACATTTTAAACTGATTCGGATCGGTTTCAGCAATTTGGCAAAGCTTCAAAAGATCATCCCCTAAATTAGGATCATGAACTTTCAGGCGCTCGATTGCCTCATCTATTTTAGCATCTTGTTCGGTATATTCTTCTTCAATTTCCGGCTGCGCCTGGTCAATACCGGCTACCTGCGACACATTGGCTCCCTTAGCCGGTGTCATTAAATTCGATATGACATTTACCACCATTTGTTTAATGGCCGGATTTCCCATCAATCCGGACAAGAAACCCATTTCCTCGTCCTCCTCTTCCTCGTCTTCTTCTTCCTCTGCATCCAATTTCATTTGCATAGCGTTCAACCTGCTTTCAATCGCTGAAAGTTGTTGGGCCAGCATGGCGTTACCTGCCATTTGATTTGCCATCATTCCGTTATATGGCTGCGTTTCATATTCACATGGCCGAAAATAGGTACCCATCATGGTAGGCGTTTTACTATCGTAAAAACCATCTTTTGGTTTTTTTGGATGTAAACGCAAACATAACGTGGCTGTCATTCCTGCCGCTTCTGCTGCTAAAATATTATCTTCTAGCTTTTGCCTGCTTTCATGAAGATCGTCATCCGCATTGGCGAAGATCACCATATTTTTTGCATCCATTACAGACCAGTATGCCGTTTTAGCATTATTATCAAAATAATCCAAAACTTTAGTGGTACCGGTTAAAAATGCTTTATTTGGATTTGCCATTTTCTATTTATTAAAAGTGAAAGAAAAGTGATTGATAGTTGAATTTATGCCCAATACACGCCAAAACAAACAGAATAATTTGAAGCGCTAATACTGCTATAAGCAGAAGGCGTCAAAATGTAAGATTTTGACCAAATAATCTGCTGACCATTGAATGGCGTTATACTAAATGCGTAAGGATCGCCAGTTCCGCTATTTGATGCAATGCGGTTCAATTCCAAAACTGGAATACGATTGATCTGCTCCTTATCATTGGCATACAAAACAAGATATGTATTTTTTAAATTAGCCAATGACAATAAAGGATTTCCGCTTAAAATGGAATTGGTTACTACGCCAGGCGTATAACATACCAAATTTAAGGTGGATACAAAACGCAACTGCGGCTGATCTTGAAAATAGAATCTTGTTGCGGTTGAACTTTGAGGTACAACGCACTCAATAAATTCGTAATTCTGAACGTTTTTCATTTTTCCTATTATTAAATGAACGTTATTAAAAGTAGGGCTTCTTTATTTTGGCCGGAGCCGATCGCGTCGCCCATTCGATCATGATATTTACGATTAACGTACTGGTGTAACGTTTTGCGCCAAAATACCTCTAAAGATCACAACGATACGAGGAGCCGTTGAGGCTTGCAGTGTACCGATTGCAGCAGGCAAGTTCAATGTTACCTGGTTGTTTTTAGATCCTACTAAAACGATATTTGGTTCGCAAGGATAATAACCAAATGAACTTGCGTCGTTTTGGTCAATAGTTGTTGCGGTTGATGCTGCACCTTGTTGCGTTTGCGGAGCGTTCAAATGTCTGTAAAGATCCCAAGCCGGTACGATTTGGCGATTGTTTACAGTGATTGACATATTTCCGTTATATAAATTATACAACGCTGCTGCTGCTCCAGTTGTGCTGAATGCTGATGCGTTAGGATAAGTGTATAAAGGAAATGCGGTTGTTGTGCTTGATGCTGGAATAGCAACGAATACGCCAATTTCAGAAACCACAAAAGCATCTTGTAAATTTAAAAGCTGATTTGTAGCGTAACTGGTTCCACCTGCTGCATTTGCACTATTTACCAGGATAGGTACATTATATTGTGTAGTGCTTGTGCTCATTGCTACCTCACTACGAATGTAGCTTTGTGAAAGTACCGCCTGGCCTACTGAAAAACCTGCGTTTGCCACTAATGATTTTGCGTTATCAAACACTAATCTTGCGCCATGTTGTGTCATGTGTTATACTATTTAAAATTTTTGTTTAATAATATTCTTCTTCCATTCCTGCAATTACGGAAAGGTTATCCGGTGTATATCCTGCAATAACAGAAAGATCATCGCCGGCCATTACGCTAACTGGAATTTCCAACGCTTTATCCACGCCAGCCAGTACGTTAGTAGCTTGCAATAAACCTAAACCACCTGCGGCAACCATACCGGCACCGATTGACTTACCGATTTCGCCCTTTACTAATTTAGGGAAAAAAGCACCAATGGCAACAACGCCAACGCTTTTAATTTTTGGATCCAAGTTTGGTAGGATCTTGCCTGAACTGGTCAGTACTCTAGCTGCTGCCGCACCGGCAACAAGGCCCAAGGCATCCATAAAGAAACCTTTACCGATTGCACCCACTCGACGGCTGCGACGACGGGCCACTTTACGTGATTTTTTTCTTCTAGCCATTTTGTTTTTTGATTTTTTTGTTTTGTGATAACTATATCAAGATTTTTATTTAATCATTTTTTTCAATTGTGAAATAAGCGATTTTTCTCCTCGTATTAACACAGGAATCTTTTTTATTAACATTTTTTCGCCTGCACTTCTTTCTTTAATTGGAATAGATTTTAATTTTTGCAAAGTTGTTTCTAAAACCTCTTTACGTTTCATAGTTTTATTCAACCTTTCTATATTAAAACTATGGTCTATACCGCTAACCACACGAATATTTACATTATGACTTTTGGTATCGTTATGATATGATGTTGACTTTTTAGCCGCTGCCTTCTTTTTTGGTGATGCTTTTTTAGCGGCTGCTTTTTTCTTAGGCGCTGTTTTTTTAATCTTGCCTACTTCGGCAACCTTTTTAGGTGCTTTTTTATATTCAATCGCCCAAGCTTGTTTCACCGCCTGCGCTTGTGTTAATTTCGGATTTTTTTTTCTTAGCTTTTTAGCTTCTGCAACCACTTGTTTAAATTTGGCCCTGGCTGCTTTTTGTTTTGCCGTCATTTCTTATTTATTTAAAGTTTTTTTGCACCATTTCAACATTTCATTTCCGCCCCAAAGATTATAGCTAATCCAACCGCACGAATTATATTCATAACTATAAACTTTTGACCTACTTAAATAACTATATATCTTTTTAACAAACGACTCACTTAATCTTTGCCTATTGATCAATTTCACTGCCGTTTTTACTCCTATTGCGTTGTTACATTTTTTTCCTTTAATTAAGTTGTGAATATATCCGGCTTTTGCGTTTTCACTTGCTTTTATTGGATAATCAACGTACATAAATTAAAGGTGAAAGGAAGGTGATTTATTTTTTCCCCATTTTAGTTAAAAGTACGATTGCAAGACCACCGCCCAAAATGTATGGTAAATAATTCGTTTCGGATCCTGGCGATTTTACACTATCATCAACAACTTTATTGACTTCTGCATCACTTAACTGCTGATCAATTTCCTCCTGCGTTAGGTTTTTATCAACGGCCGTTTTAATTTGACGGGCCAAAACCTCTTTACCGGCTTCTAACACTTCTTTTGGATCTACGCCAATACTTTTAAGAAATTCCGCAACCTTAATCAAAATTGGAGCCGCTGCCGTTGTAGCTGCTGCGGCCGTTGCCGGTTCGCCTATTTGTCCCTCCGATGGAAAATACACATCTGCGCCTAATAACCTTTTTTTAACAGATCCCTGATTGGTTTTCCTTAATAATTCATTTGGATTTCCGCCTAAATTTTTCCACCAACTAGCAGTTTTATCTGCGTGATCATCAAAGGCCTTTTTTAGTTTAGTAGCCAGGCCCATAAAATTTAGACCTACTAAAGATAAAAACGCTCCCCTAGATGGCGCCAGGGCAATTTTTAAAACTATTTTCTTTTTTCCTTTAGATTGTACGGCCGCCGCTGCTGCTGCTGCTTTTTGTCCGCTTTCAGTTGATGCTTGTGCCGCTGCTGCTGCCTTATTTTTCTTACTTTTAAAAAGTCCTATTTGATTATCCAAACCGGATACGCTATACATAGCCATATTAGGCAATTTATCTATTTTATGAAAATATTTTTTTCTATTGTTAAACGTTGGCAAAACTGGATCTATAAAAATTTCTTTGCCATTTTTTGTTTTTAATACGGCGAAAACATGATGCGGCATTTCATCAAACATACGATATGATGCAAACCTAAAAAATGGCGTGCCATTTAACATTCCTTTGCGCTTTAATCCATCCAACACGCCAACAATAAACAACGCATAGTTTTTGCAGTCATTTTTCCCAATGGATAGAATTCCAGCAGGCGACATGATTTGTTGGTTGTTTTCACTATCAATCGTGTATTTTATATGATCCTTTAAAAAGTTATACACTTTTTTGGCGCTGGCAATATCACTTCCAGCGTAAAAGTCCATACAAATTTTATCGTATTCCGATGCGTAAATACTATGTGCGTTCAACATAGCTTTCATAATATCCGGAACATTTTGATTGTTTAGGATCAAATTCCGTTTATTCTGAAACGGCTTTAACCGGCCTAATATGGAATATTTTTCAGCCATTAAATTTTTCCAAAATATTGAAATGGTGCTACGATGCCGTCAAAGTTTGCCGTACCTTTTATTTCATACTGAAAACCTTTCTTCAACCAACCTTTTTGCGTTAATAGCGATAAGGCTGAAACGGCCGGTTTTGCCTCAACACGAAATGGACTGCTTGATTTAGCCATTACTTTTTGTTCGCCAAAACTAGAAAAGTCGGCAATTATTTTTCCGTTTAAATATACTTCGCCGGTAACCGCTGAAATAGTGCCCGTTTGATTGGTTGGATTTTGGATCAAAAAGTCTAGTAAGAAACGTGGATTTTTTAATCCACCGGCATAGGAAATTTTTTTAAATAACAATTTGGCTTTATCGCCAATATTTTTCCTGGTCAATAACCACCATGCCGCAAGGCCTGCTGCAATGCCAAAAACCAAAAACTTAGATTTCAAAATTTTTAAATTTTAAACAAATTTATTAAAAATTATCTAAAAAACAAAAAAAACTTAGGTTAGGTCAGTTCAGGACACTTTTTGGGCACCCCTGTCCTATGGACAGGGGTGACCTAGTGCCCTTAAACTGAAAAGAATTGAATAATTTGAAATTGATCACTTTCCTTTGACCTTTAGCAATAAAAAAACCGACATAAAATGCCGGTTTGTCAATTTTGCAGGTGTTGGAAATTATTACGATGCCTCTGTGACGTACATACGTGCCTCAAATTTCCTCGAAACCTTGTCATATAGGTTCACATACCACCCACCCGATTTGAGGGCAAATTTGAGGAAATTTTGAACGTTGTTGATATTCCGATATTTTCGGGGTGGAATGTTGCTTTTTGGATCAAAAAAAATAATTCCAGTAAATAAACGCATAATGTTTAGAAATTTTCTAATTTTGAATTGAAAGGAAAGTGATTTTCGATTAGAGAATCATTTGTCAAAAGACGGGGTGTTAAAAAACCCCGTTTTTGTTTTATACAAACCACCTTCTTTAATGATGCTACCGGTATCTAACCAGGTACGAATTATTTTCTTTGCGGTTGTGTGTGATTTGCCGGTAACCCTGGCAACCTCATTTAATAATTCATGATATTCTTTTGGATCCTTCAAAATAACATCGATTAACTCGATTTTATCCGGCGACCAGGATTGTTGATCTTTGCCCTGGTTATTGACCTGGATCCATTCTATCCCGTTGTGTGTTATGCTGATGGTTTCTATATCATCCGCACTGCGCAAAAATTGTGCTTCCAGGTCTATGGTTTTGTGTTCTTTGTTTTTTTGAACTTTTAGTACGGATTGGCTTTTTCGGTCTAAATAGCTACCAATATGGCCCAATGTGTTACCATCTTTTTTCCCCAAATGCAGTACGCATAAAATAAGTAGATTGTGTACTTTGGATATGCGTTTAAGCCACTGAATCAACGTGAACGATTGCTCCACATTGTTAAAGTCAGCAATTAGATCCAATATTCCATCTATTACCAGTATTGAGCAATCCGGATTGTTTTGCAAATAAATTTCAATCATTTGCAGTATTTCAGTATGCGGATCTTCCCGAAATAAAAAACTATCAAAATTATTCGGTAAGCTATCCATTTTCATTTGATATCGCATCCTTTCTAATACTTTATAATAGTCATAATCGCTGCTTTCTGTATCAATATAGCACAAACGTTCACGACCTTCCGGAAAATTTAATTTCATGCCAAATATATCGCCTGGTATAAATGCCGATGCGATGGCCGTTGTAATAAAAAGCGATTTGCCTTGTTTAGGCAAACCGCTTATGGTTACAAATGAAGATAGGCAACCTATTGTTTTATTTTGTATAGAATAAACAATATTCTCAATAGGTACCGGCGCATTCTTATCATAACTGCGCTTTTTAAGTTTTTCAAAAAGTTTCTCATT